GAGACATCGTTGATGCGTGGGTCGTACTGCCCTTCTGAGGTAACACACTATGGAACAATCCGAATCAATCAAAGAGTTAGCAGCAGCATTAGCAGCAGCACAGGGCAAGCTTAAAGCAGTCGCTAAGACCGGCAAGGGCAACTATGGCAAGTACGCCGAGTTAGCCCCGACACTAGAGCAGGTATTACCCGTACTGAGTGAGAACGGGTTAAGCGTCACACAGATGCCCGTCATGTTAGACGACGGCACTACCGGCATGACCACGATGCTCATGCACAAGTCGGGCGAGTGGATGAAGTCAACCTACCCGGTACGGATGCAGCAGCAGACGCCGCAAGCCCAAGGCTCAGCGATCACCTACGCCAGACGCTATGCGCTCATGGCAGTCATAGGCATAGCTGGTGATGATGATGACGGGCAAGCCGGTACTGACGGCAACAACCCTGAGACACGGCGCGTACCGGCCAAGCCAGCAGCGAAGCAGGAGCTTGTTACCAAAGATCAGCTAGGCATGCTATTCGCCACCATGAAGGGCAAAGGCTACAGCGACCGTGACCAAGCGAAGCGTATCTTGTACGCCTTGGCAGGTGTAGAGAGTCTGACGACTCTTAGTAAGGTCGATGCTACCAAGCTTATAGATAGTGTGCTGAAGGCAAGCCGTGATGACTTAGACGCATTGGATGTTGAGGGAGCGCAGGAATGACGCCTCAAGAGCAAGCCTTCGCCCAGTCGCACGACCATACCAGTCCTAACGCTGATGGCTGCATGTTCTGCCTAGCCGTAGAGGGAATCGAGGCGTGGAACCCTAAGTATAAGGGTGTGCCGCTGGCGGAGCGGCGAGTTAAAGAATTAAATATAAGGAGTACCAAATGAGCAAAGCAGAAACCATAACCCTGAACGGCAAGACATATTGTGAGGTTGACCCTAACACTAAAGAGATTACACCGGCGGTTGAAACCGACCACATCATTGTAATAGCACAGCGTGGATGGATATTTGAAGGCTACAAAGATAAGAAGGTTAAAGATAAGATTCAGCTCTTGAATGCCAATGTAGTGCGCTCGTGGTCAAACGGTAAGGGTATCGGCGGCTTATGCCAGAAGCAATATAAGAGTGACTACAAGCTCGATGCCGTTGGAGCTGTCAGTTTCCCTAATGAAGCCGTGATTGCCGTAGTCAATATAACGGAGTGGTAGTTATGAGCTACGCAAGAAACGCAAATACTGCCGATGCCGTTTCTCCGATAGCCCTTCATTCAACTAACTACGGCTACGGCAACGGCAACGGCGACGGCGACGGCGACGGCAACGGCAACGGCAACGGCTACGGCTACGGCTACGGCTACGGCTACGGCTACGGCAACGGCTACGGCAACGGCTACGGCTACGGCCACGGCGACGGCAACGGCTACGGCTACGGCCACGGCGACGGCAACGGCTACGGCTACGGCTACGGCAACGGCTACGGCAACGGCTACGGCTACGGCTACGGCCACGGCGGGATTCTTTGATGAAAGTCATAATGCTTAGCCGCTTACCGGAGCTGCAACTCGTACCAAAGCAAGAGAAGCGCACCGCCACGGAGCGGCTAAAGCAGCACTTGTACCGGAAGCATCCTATGCGGTTGCTTGTCGGTGACGAGGAACGGGCGGATCGGAGATTTTGGAAAGCAGTCGCAACTAAAGATAAGAGGAGATAGAACAAAGTGTCGCAAACGAAAGAGGGAGCAAGGAAGGTGGTCACAAAACTGTTACAAGCTAACCCTGACCACTTCCGAGAGATAGGACGCATCGGTGGTATGCGTGGCAGAGGGCACGACTACAGAGGCGGCTTCGCAGATGGTGAAGCAGGAAGGGCGCGAGCAGAAGTAGCAGGATCAGTTGGCGGCCGGATAAGCCGCCGCCGCTGGACACCAGAGGAACGCCGACGCCACTCGGAAGTAATGAAGGGTAACCGCAACGCCCAGCGCAAGGCCAAAGTATGAGCGAGGAAGCAAGCGTACATCCTAATAACCGTAATTGCTACCTTGACTATCCCGAAGCAGCTCGGATGCTCGCTCAAGCTGCGGTAGAGCAGGAGTTATGGCGTGAGTCAGAGGAAGGGAAGGCAGTCATAGAGCGACTGGTGCGGGGTAATGATGAGCAAGTGTAAAGCAGAGTGTCCGAACCGCGATGTATGCAAACACGGCTACTGTACGCCACACCAGTACAGCTATTGCCACTGCGTATGTAAGCGGATTAAGAACGGTTGTGTGCGGGTGACGGCATGAGCGAGATAGCACATGGCCCGAAAGCTGGCTGTAACTGGAATAAGTGCGGCTTAGACAAAACTGACGCTTGCCCGTTTGTGAGAGAGGATAATCCGAGGGTGCAAGATACAGTGCAAGGTTATTGTGAGCACGAGTGGCGTCAGGTTAGTAATGTACTTGATATGAGATTCTACTGTGTACATTGTCTGACTATTACATCATCAAAACCTGAACATGGCATAGTAAGTGAGCATAACAGGGGTTGGACGCCCTTTGACTAGGCCCTTGACAAGCCGTGTTGTAGGTATGACTCAAACCCTACCCCTTATAGCAAGGTCGCACAATTTGTTAGTGTAAGGCGCAAGGAGACTCTATGAGATTTTCATATACACGTAGTAGAGGACTGAGGGTCAGTAAGGTATCACTGCTGTTTACCCTTTTCCGACTGTTCAAATAAAGGTACATTTAAAGTAAGCCGCCGAGTTACCGCTGTCCTGCGAGCACAGGACTGGCATTAGAGTAGCCGTAAAGCCAGCCGGACAATACTCGCAAGAGGGCGGCCCGGTTCAAAGCAAAACATCATGGAAAGCGAACCCCGACAACCAGATCCCGAATTAGACAGGCATTTTATCGCAGGTCGCACATTAAGCTACTGGTACGGGTGGATGTGTCGGAACCCTAATAACGAGGTTATCGCTAATGAGCCAGTACCCGTTGAAAGATACGGTAACACTGTCGGAGAAGTCGCGTGGTACGCCTTGGGTGTCGCTTGCATCATCAAGCAGCTTAACGGAGACCCTAAGCCAGAAGCCGGGCAAGACCTTGCCGACTTCTCCATGATAGAGGCGGCCAACGGCAATCCTCGCATCGCCGCGTTTATACTTGGCAACTGGCGAGCAGTCCCAGAGGTAATACAAAACAAAATAGATGAAGTTGGGAGATTATATCAATGAGCGATTACATAGTATGGTACGCGCCGCAAATATTTTTAGTAGCTATTGCGTTACTCACGCTTATAGCATCAATCACCGCAGCCGCGCATCGAGCACACCACCAGCATGACTTTGATGACGTGGAAGATATTACATGACGGCGTTCTCAGCGAGTGCTATCACGCTTACCGGCGAAACAACGGCGCAAGCACACAGTACAGAATGAAGACAATTGCGATACCGCCGAGCGCGTAGTTCAGCGGGTAGATCGCGTGTATGTACTTGCTGATGAGGTCTTGATACGCCAGGCCAACTAAGGCCGCCGCGCTGATACCTTGGAAGCCACGGTCTAATACCGAATTCTTTGCCATGTTATGTTCTGCTGTTTTGATGTTGTAGGACATTTGTTTATTCTCCTGTAAGCCTCAGAGCCAGAACACCGTACCGCTGGACTTTGCACAAGCGCTGAACCTTGCCACTGCTAAAGTGGTGCCACTGTAGTGCCCTGGTACTGAGGCTTAGTATTATTTTTTATGTTGCTGTCAGTCTTTTACATATTAGCACAAACGCAATACAAATGCAATAGTGATATTGCACATCATGGTATTATGAACTTGATATGACACAATCACTTGATACCAAGTCTTTAAAGCAAGTCGGGGTCTGCGAAACGTGTGGCGATCAGGCATTTTCTACGCGCCATGATAGCGCCCTAGAGTTATGGACTGACCATGACGGCAACCTGCACAGCAAAGAAGTCGTGCGAGAACGCTTTATGTGTGTCTACCACAAAGCGAAGTACATCTGGCACATGGATCAGAAGCGTAAGGCATTAGAGGAGAAACGGAAGCATGGCAGCAAAGCGCGGACAGCCACTCAAGTTTAAGTCGGCTAAAGAACTACAGACTCGCATTGATGACTATTTCGATCACTGCGACAATCGCTATCGGTCGAAATTCGATACAAGCAGCAATAAGGAAGTTGCCTATCTTTGGCCTGAACCGTATACCGTTGGCGGCTTGGCGGTGTGGCTCGGAACGAACCGGCAGACGCTTATTAATTACGAAGAGCGTGACGATTACTTTGACATTATAAAAACAGCAAAGGCTCGTATTGAGCACGATTTAGAGGTTCGCGCCATCGAAGCACGTCAGCCAGCAGGCACTATTTTCGTCTTGAAGAACGGCTTTAACTGGCGCGATGAGTCACATCAAACCTTCCACGGAGAGATTAAGACCAGTAGTGAGCTAACCCCCGAAGCCGCCGCAATCTTAGCCAAGGCTTCACGCAGCGATGGCACTACCAAGTCCGAGTGAGCTGATTAAGCAGGTCGGTGAAGACCAGGCCAAGCTGATCTACCGTGAGTACTTTCGCGATATATCACATCTCGAAGAGTTTGCCGAGCTGTTTAGCTCCTACGTGCCGACGAAACTCGCCAAGTTCCACGGCGAGATATTCGATTACTACGAAGACGAAGGCAACGTCGCGATTGCCGCGCCTCGTGGTTTCAGTAAGACGACCATCACTGACACGGTATACCTCGGTCACAAGGCGCTCTACGGCAGTGTTCACTTCGTCCTGCTTATCTCAGACACCTACACGCAGTCGGTCATGTTCCTCGACGGCCTCAAGTCTGAGCTAGAGAGCAATGAAGTGCTGCTCTGGATGTTCGGGGACGTGAAGGGCGAGGCGTGGTCGTCCGAAGGCTTGACCGTGTTATCCCATGCCCCAGGCGGCCAGCGTGAAGAGGTACGCATCCTGCCGCGTGGTGCCGGTATGAAGGTGCGTGGTCTGCGCTTCAAGCAGTACCGGCCCGAGCTGGCGATCATAGACGACCTGGAGAACGACGAGCTGGTCGCCAGCCAAGACCGCCGCGAGAAGCTGTATAACTGGTTCGTCCGGGCGCTGCTACCGGCCATGTCACGCGACCACAGCAAGATCATCATTATCGGCACCATCCTGCACCGTGAGAGCTTGCTGTCGAAGATCATCACCGGCAAGGGTATCTTCTCCGGCTGGCGGACGCACAAGTATCAGGGCATCACGCGTGACAACGAGAGCTTATGGCCCGAGCGGTTTAGCCTTGAGTACCTGCAAGGCATGCGCGACGATCCCAACCATCCGATGTACCTCGGCGTCATCGAGTTCAGCCGCGAGATTCAGAACGACCCGATAGCCGATCAGGATCAGATTATCCGGCCGGAGTGGTTAGAGAAGCGCTACAAGCTGCAAGACACGATCCTTGCCTATCAGCGTGACTTACAGATCAAAACACCGCTCGACGCTCGCCGGGCATGGCTGAAGTTCCACTTCAACAAGATAATCAGCCACATTGACCCGGCGATCAGCGAGAAGGAAACTGCCGACTGGTGGGCGATGATAACTATCGGCATATCTAGGCGCTGCCCGTTCTGCGAGGGCAATCCGCCGGGACATGTCGTCATCCTCGACTATGTGCGCTTTCGAGAGAGCGACCCGATTAAGCAGGCCAACATGATCGGTGACCAGTTCTTAGAGTGGCGACAGGACAAGGTAAAGATTGAGACTGTCGCGTACCAGCAAGGCTTGTACCAACTGACCAAGCGCATTGCTATGAGCAAGTCTGTTCACATGCCGATCGTGCCGTGGAAGCCCGACCGTGACAAGCGCAGGCGAGCCATCATGCAGGCCGGTATGTTTAGCGGCGGCATGGTGCATATCAGAGAGGATCACCCGTTGTGCGGCCCGTTCATAGATGAAGTATTAGCTTTCCCGCAAGGTGAGCACGATGACATGTTCGATGCCTATTTAGGCGCGGCTGAAGAGACAGTCATGCGAACTGGAAAAAGAATCTTTGCGAATAAGCCTGCGGGG